CTAGTCACGTTTTGCAATAAGTCATTGGAGCCACTAGCGTAGTTGCCGGAAGTGAATGTGGTGTTTGAAAGAGAAAAGGTAGGTGTTAGATCAAGTGTTTGCATTAATTGATAAGAACTATTATCGTTGGGCGTTAAAGAAGAGTCTGGCCCCATAAGAAAATAAGCCTTAGATCCAGATGATAAAAACATCCAATTCCAAGGTCTTGTAATCGTTACAGATCCATCTATAGAGTAAACATCATCAAACCCGTTGTACTCGACAAATTTTGCCTCTTGGCTTGCCATGGATGAGTAGTCGCTCCCCCCTTCAGCGTGAAAAAGAACTGCTGTTCCTCGTTCTCCTGAAAATATAGTTCCACGCCTTGCAAATCCAGTATTCTTTTTGAATTCAGATTTTGCTTTTTCTTCTCCATTCGTCCCTGTTAAAAAACTTTCATCCCTAGTCACATTATAATTATTGTTTCCTTGAGTTACAAAAGTTTCACTTACTATTCCAAACTCACTTGCTGTAGCCGTAGGCCCAGATAGAGTCCACAAAAATAAATTCTGCCTCTCAATTATACTTATAGAATCTTCATGTGCTGTTATTCTATACGATCCAAATTCTGTATCCGTTCTTAACACTAAGTCATACAACCCGCCCACGCTATACGATGCTCTGGCCTCTGAGGAGTTCACATGCAACAGGTCATCCCCCAACGACCATGTGTATGTGTCAATTGGGTCTATTGGACTGCCAATTCCGTCTAGTTTTTCGCCTGAGTAAGAATATCCGGGATTGGACGGATTTTCTCCAGCGGGTACTTCAATATCTATAAAAGTATTTACTGAAGATCTAATTGTCGGAGGGTTAATTGTTGAAGTCTGACTTGATCGAGGAACGAAGTTGATCTCAGCTTCTTCTGGAGCGGAGAATCTTGCGTTGATTAGTTTTTCAAACTTAACAGTATCCTCTCCGAATTCATTTATCACTCTCAAGCTAACATCGTAAAAGCCAGGTTCAGAATATGTTTTCTGCAATGTCCCGCCATTTAAGTCATACACTATTACGTTAACGTCATCTACTGGAACAACACTTGTAACAGATATGTTTGAAATAAAAGAAATGTTTGAAGTTGTTTGGTCTCCAAAATCCCATATAAAAGTTACGGTATTGTCCCCTAGCCTGAAGCTCTGATCAGTGAAATCTACCTTCAGCGGAATAAGCCCAATTGTTTTATTTTGAGTAAACCAGGCTTTTGGTGTTAGAATTAGTTTTCTAAGGAAGTTAATTCTTCCTGTCATTGTCTCGCCCAATGGCGTGGTATCAATAGTTCCTTCTACTCCTACAAATTCTTGTATGGCAATTAATGCGTCTTTTATATTGTTGTGATGACTTGCCATCACATTCTGCGTTACATTTGTAATGAGTTTAGGTTTTACAGAGTCAGTGAACCCGGACAACATTTCTAAGCCATCAAAGGTGGTGTCTGTTCTAGATTTGTAATAAAAACTTATTGCTCTTAAGTTTATTTCCGAACATTGTTCCGTTAAGGTTATAAGTCCAGTTGTTGGAAAACTGGTTGTGTCTCCAAATACAGTTATACTGGAGTCTCCGACGTTGTAGTCATTTGCTAATCTAACTCTTAAAGAATCATGCACTTCATACAAATTCGTATCATTATCTAATTGATCTGGATAATTACTAGCAGTTGGGATTGTCATAATTCTCCTTATAAAACAATAATTTCATCTTTTAAAAATACACGTTTTAATTTTTGATCTGCGAATATAATCAGCAAGGAAGGCTCGTAATCTCCGGGCTTCTCATAAGTGTATTCGTAGGTGTGAATGTTTGGGTCGGTTATCGCTTCACTGTTACCGTCGTCAAAGATCCAGAATCTTTGCGAAATGTCGCCGTCAGTTTGATCGACAAATTGAAACACCTGAGCAGGCTCTCCAAGGGAGCTTGCTGTTTCTATTGAGTAGTTTGGATTTGTTGGATCTTTTGGTGCAACATAAAAAAATGGGTCTTTTAAATTTTCGTCCACGGTAATATAGTTGGTTTTAGTAGCAATTCCTTGAGCACCTGTTGATGTGATTATATTCAATTTAACAGTGTAAATTCCTTCGTTGTTGTATGTATGTATTGGGTTCTTTTCTATAGATGTACTTCCATCTCCAAAATCCCACAGGAAACGAACAGCGTCTCCACCTGAAAAATTCTGAAATCTGACGGTTAAAGGAGGTGCTCCCTGTTTCGGATATGTTCGCCACACAGGTTTTGGCGAAAGATACTTTTCTTCTAGTTTTTTAAGAATTCCATTTAACGACGTGCTCGCAGGAAAGTCTTTGACCCCCAAGTGTGACTGCATGTTTAAGACTGCATCTTTTATTGCATTATGATGTTCAGCAAATACGGCATTTGCAATCTTAGTTCCTTTTGGCCAAGTATTTCTTCTAGATCCCGCAAAGTCCCTTATTAGATCTGAGAACCCTTGTTGAGTCTTTTTTCCATAGTAAAGTAATTCATATTGATTAGAATCTTCATTTACCAGTCTTAACAGTCCTGTATCTGGGAAGTTCGAAGAGTCTTCGACTACTAGAATTTTTCCTAAGTATGTTAAGCCCTGTTTCAGAGTAGTTTCGGCATTATTTACTGCTTCATTGAGTGTATCTTTATTGTCTAACGCTTCAGGATAGACAGACAAATCTCCTGATACGTATCCTTCATCTAGGCTTGATATTTTTGACACTTATTACCTCACTTGTTTTTTTCTAATTGTCTAATTAAATTTTTTCTATTTGTTCTCGGCCATTTCTTCGGCATTGTGGCCCCTACTGGCGTGTCCAGTGTCGGAGATTGCTTTTTGTGTATTTTGAAGCAATCTTACTGTTGTTTTCTTTACTTCTAAATCGTCTGTTAATGCGAGAATTGTCTTAACTAACTCTACGTCTGGTTGCCTATGAAGAAGTATCTTTAAATCAAATTCTTGTGACAACTTTTCATTCCAGTATAATTTTTGAGATTCAAAATCATCAAATGGCTTTAATTCTTCTATTTGATTCAATTGTTTGAATGACTTGATAAAAAATGCAGCTTCTTCTTGGGTAAATTTAAGTTTTTTGTATAGGTTATCTAGTGATTTTGAAATACCTTCTTTTTTACGTTTTATTTGTCTTTTTTTAATCTTCAATTCTTCTTCATGGTATTCAATCTCATCTGCCTCGGATTGCGTCCAGCTTTTTTCATTACTCTCGTATTTATTAATGTTTTCCAAACGTTTTTCTTCTATGTTCAGCAGTTCAATAGTATCTTTTGTTTCTTCGATTTCTAAATTGATGCTATCAATTGCTTCTTTTCTTGTTTTAAGCTCAGTTAAACATCTCCACATCTTTGCTTGCATTGTTGGCTCTTTGCCAACTACAAAATATTTCAATTGGAAAAAACTGTGTCTGTCTACGACCTCATTTTTTAGCAATTCTTCTGCTTCTAGATAAATCTCATTCTCGCTTGACATAAAGTGCCTTTCATTCTATATATGTAATTTATTGTCTTCTTTAATTAGAGTGTGGAGGTTTCGATATGTCCTTTTTAAAAGGAAAAAGATGCTATTTAAGCGGTCCAATGGAAAATTCGACAGAATCGTCTTGGACAGAAGATGCTTCTTATGTCTTGTCTCAAGAATTTGGAGTAGAAGTTCTCAATCCTTTTGATGACCCAAAGCAACAATGGCAAAAAAACCTCAGAGAGTTGAGAGAAAAAGGCAATTCAATCGGCAGAGATGCAGTTGTTCCTGAGATAGACCACGAAATAGAAAGAATTGCGCATGGATTTGTGAGAAAAGACTTAAAATGGGTCAGTCAAAGTGATTTTTTAATTGCCTGTTTGCCTAAAGGAGTTGCAACGACAGGTACGCACAATGAAATAGTAAACAGCGTGAACAACAAAAATCCAACTTTGATATTCTGCCCAGAAGGTAGATACTTTGTTCCTTTTTGGTATTGGGGGATGTCAACTAAAAGATTTGGAAGTTTGGAAGCTGTGTGGGACTACTTGGAAGAAGTAGATTCTGGTAAGCATAAAAAAGACGACAGATGGTCTTTTGTTTACGGGCTAGTTTAGAAAACTTTGGCACCTAATATTGCTTTGAAGGTGCATCCCCTATCCGCCGCTTCAAGCATCCAGAAAAACTTTGAAATTTTTAGTGGATTATCAGTGAAGTCTCCTACTTCTTTTAATGTTTTTTGATGAATGAATAATCCGTTTAAAGTAGCCTCATCGAAGTCGGTATAACATTTAAGTGGGTTGCCTTGTCTGTCATAATCTGTGATTATTGGATAAAGTATATTTTTTTCGTTTTCTATAAAGTTTTTATATTTTTTGTCTCTATTTGGAGACATTGTCACACCCTCAAAAACAATATATTTCCAACAACTATTTCCTTTCTTGACACCTTGGTTAATTAAAGATGTTATGGTGTCCTTTCCTTTGTACAATTCAGGACAAATTGTTTTTATTTCTTGCATTCTTTTTGGAGACGTTCTGCCCCCAACGACGCAACAATATGCGACATCTTTATACCGTCCCCTTATGGATCTAACAGTAGACTTGATTAGCCCGTAATTAGCCTCTGGAGAAAGAATTACAAAATTAAAATCAATTATTTTCATTAATAAGTAGTATCGAAATCAACCCTTATCACATCAGATGCAGTTATTGCCCTGTTCAAGGCGAAAGTGCCTCCTGTTGCATTGCCCGTAAATGTGGTCAATGTCCACGTACCATCTGGACCTGTGGAATCTGGAACATATACGTTTCCTGTTTCGCTTAGTTTGGTTCCGTTTATGCTAACTCTCAGAGAGCCTGCAATGAACGGTGTGGAAACGGATGTGACTTTATAGTTAGTATAGTCAGGAGTCACTAAATTTGCATCTATCGGCGTTCTATCATAGAAATGCTGATGTGCAGCAGCCACTGGAAAAGAAAAGTTTGCTTTAACCTCATTTGGAGAACTTACTTCCCATGTTACAGTGTCAGAGTCAACAACTCTAACTGTATCGTTGTCGAATAGCACAGTGGTAGAAATTGTTTCTACTTGTAATTTGAACGCTGTAGCCTCATCTGTTATTAAACTTAGCTTATCTCTCTCTGACTGTTGCATTCGAACAAAGTCAACAGGCACTCCACTAATTTCAACAGACCCATCTGTATGGAGAGCAATATTGTGCAATGTGTCATCAACAGCCACAGTCTTAAGACTTCCATCTTCCTCTATTGACTGATTCAACCTATTAGATAAGGTTCCTGCTGTGCCAACTGAATCCCTTAATATCTCTGAATTGTTGTCTACAGCACTATTGACAAGATCTTGTCTCGTTAAAATGTTTCTTAAAGGCAAGTTGTCAAAACTATGGTGGTAAGGGTCCATAGCTTGATAAAGCACTTCTGGTATTAGTTCAATTCTGGGCATTTTATTCCTCGCAAATCTTTATCTCAGATAGTATTCCTAAGTTATATAGGTCAAAAGACAAAAAGGTTGCCCATTCATCCTTGTCGAAATTTGCTTTATCTTGAATCCAATCTAATTTTTTTCCAACTGCTTCTCCATAATTCCCTACTATTTCCTCATCTTTGTCAACATCCTTAATGAAATAATAGACCATTCCACCAGCAGATTCATTCTTTTTTTGAATGTTCTTCAAGTACCTAATTTCTACATTTTGGATGTTGGAGTCATTAGTGTGATTAATTACGGCAGCGTAACCCATAGGCACAATATATCTATCAAAATTTTTATCCCTAGCAGCAAATTTGTAATGTTTTGCCCAATCTGTGCATTTATCAGCTTCAGAATTCGCCTTTACGCAAACGCCAATTATCTCTAAATATTCTCCAGCTTTTATATTTTCTTTGGCAAACACCCCGTTGCCAGCATTTGTTAAATTAGATTTTTCAATATAAAATCTATTATCATTTTCTTCAATTAGTATCATTCAAATATATCCGTTTTCAACAGCCTCGTTTACCTCTTTTAAAGTGATTTTTCTTCCTAAAAACTCTGATAAACTGTCTAAGAAAAACTTTTTAATATCTCCGTGAACAGCTTTTTTGATGGCACGATCCTCACCAGCAAATTTTTTAGCTTCCTGTAAAGCCTCTTCCTCAATTCCCCAGTCAAACAGTTCTTCATCTACGAATATGACTTTTTGATATTTCTCTAATTCAGGATCAAAATATTGTGTTACTATAAAAGATTTTTTCATAAAGATGCCTTTTTTTTTTAGCTTATCAGTTTAGAATTTAAATCGTTTGTATTAAAGCAACTTCTCATACAATTCTTTTCTTTTTAAGTTAACTTTACTTAAAATTAAATTGCTTTCAATAAACTTTTTACTATCTTCAAAACCTGTGTCTTCACGATCATCTATTTTTTCCATAAGATCTTTTATTTTCAAATAGAAATCTTGCCCATTGTCAGATTCATAGTTCGCAATGCCTGGCTGCTTCCATTCCGGTAGGTCAGGAGCTACACACGCTGCCCCAGCGTGTGTAGCCTCTATCCAAGCTATGTTGCTTTTTGACTTGTTGAATTTATTTTCTGTAAGCGGGTGGATCACTATTCCGGGATAAGTAGATTTTAATTGGTTCATGTAGTTATAAAAGGGACTGATCCAATCTGTATAGATTACATTCTTTTCCTTTTCAATGAAAAAAGGGAAATAGTACATGAACACAAACGTCCAATCAGATCTTTCTTTTATTATTTTATTGAGTCCATCTTTAACTGAATAGAGGTCTTTTGCATGAGTATTTGATCCACGCCATACAATTACTTTATTAAAATTTTGTTTTTCTCCTAGTTCAAAAATAGAATCATTCAGCGAATTTGGAACAATTTGCACATTTTTGTGCATGGTTTGGCCTTCTATTTCATCCTTTAAAGATTTAGTGCTAACTGTCACTAAATCGGATGCACATATTACATCCCTCATGCAATCTATCTCTTCCGAGTGCAATCCTAAATGTGCAGGATTGTGAACTGGTACATTAAACAAGTCGTCATCATAGTCTACGACCAGTTTCAATCCAAATTTTTTCGCTAAACAAGCAGTCTCTAAATCTATAGATCTTGGCCTTTGAAGATAAAATATATCATATTTTCTGAAAATTTTAGAATATGCAAAATTTCTCGATGCTATGTCCACCTCATACCCATCGGATTTACCAAGTTCAAACAAAGGACCAGACGCTCTGTAGTTGTCTATTGAATCAACTTCTTCTGTTATTGTCAATATTTTCATAATTTTATCAAACATTTTTAAACGAAGCTTAAACGCCAATTCCAAGTGATTTGCATAGATGAGGTTTTCCCTAAGTCAGCGAATGTTGCCATGCTATAAAAATCGCCCGTATTCATTTGTAGAGCCATCTCATTTATTGTGTATCCGTTTGCGTCATCAAATCCAAGAATGCTTGTAAACACAACTTGAGAAGGGGTATTAGGATCGATGGTTGCAATTATGCTTTTTGTTGATCTGGTTATACCAAACAAACCATTTCTTTCACTGTTGACATGTTTTGGAACTCCTGAGTTTGTTCCGCCATCACCAAACAGCATGTTGTTTATATAGAAGTCAAAAGCGTCTCCTATTTCGTTCGCTAAACTAGCCGCTAAAGCTTCTCTTCCTTTTCGAAGAACTGTGTTGTGAATAAATCTTTCTTCTTCTCTTCCGTCATTGTAGTTAATTATAATTTCTATTTCGCCTACAGGCTTGATAGCACTCACATTATCACTCAACATCATTCTTCCTCCTTCCATTCAACACTGAATGTAATCTTTTCTTCTTGACCAACTGTTTCCATAATATCATCATTTCTGCCTGCATTCAACAAAGCAGACATTGCCATCATTGGCATCGCATTCTCAGTATTTATCTCAATCACTTCATTTCCTCTTCTGTCTAAAAATTCAAATGCATATCCTGGAACAGGCGGGTATTCTCTTTCAGGTATGTCTGCCACTGGGTCGTATCTGTACCCCGTTGGCGGATTTACGGTTGTGCCTGTTAACTTAGAATATTTTAAAATATCGTAAGTTACAGCAGTACCTGTTGTATTCCAATCATTTTGGGGACCTGACAAGGTTATTGTAGTGCCATCAATTTCAGAAATTGCAAAATACTCAGAATTTATCAACACCAAGAAATTTTCCTTAAATAAATCGTCTTCCAAAATATCATTTTCGTCAGCAGGAGCATTTGCCCCATTTAAAATCCCCAAACCTGTCTCGTGATCTACTAGAGTCGTCAGTTCCAAGCCTTTTAGGTGTAAGACTCCATATTCATTGCTCGCTATTCTCTGATAAACGGTTACAGAAACTCCCGATACTGTTCCTCCTGAATATCCATCGATATAGAATTGTTTAGTTTCTCCTGTTGCAAATCCGCTTACAAAGTACTGAGTTCCAGAGTAGAGCATGAAATAACCTATCTCTAAAACGTTTCTTACATCATCTAACGATGTCGTCGATGATCCACGGATTAACATGCTTCCAGCGGTTCCCAAGTCAACTCTTCCTCGCCTGTTGACAATTAGTGATCCGCTAGTACTAGATGTAATTGTTTCAGAAGAGTCGTTTAAAAGATTGTAAATAATGCCGTTGGTTGCGACTGTTGGTAAAGTAGCACTTGGATCGTTTAATACGAGACTTCCATTGGGTAGGACTTCCAATATGTCATAGACATCTGAATAAGTTGAAATTGAAACTTTCCAAGCTCCTCCTGAATATTCCGAATCGTTATCTACATCCCATTGGCTTTTTACATTGTAATTACTGTATGAAAGAGATTCATCTGAGAACACAAATAAATCATCTTGTGTTATGTCTGTCGATGTCTTTTTGACCGCCTCATTTGAAAGCCTAAATGTGAAGGAAGATTGAGTTATAGGTTCAGTCACTCCGTTTACTTCTAAATGATTTTTTGTGGGGTTTTGAACTGTGTAGCTTCCAGCATGAGCGTGAGGAGAAAGTATTTCTAAGTAAGTTAAAGAAGAGTCATCTGACAAAGGTATTCTGTCCATCCTGAAGTCTGGGGCGAATAAAACTACACTTTGATTGCTTCCGGTGCCAGAGGCACTACTTACAACTGTTGAAACTGACGCCAAAGCATTTCTTTTTATTTGAGATGTATTTGTCATGGTTCTGCTGAATATTGTCTGGGGAGGGTCTACGACTGCTATTTCTTGTCCACTAATGGTCAATAGTCCTTCTAAAGTTTCAACAGGTGATTGAACAAAGTCGTTTTGAGTGCCTGTCAATGTCATAGAGTGCAAAATATTATGAAAAGGAGTGTGCTCTCTCAAAACTTCTTCTGCTTCTAATATTCTTCTGTTTGATAGATCTTCAATTTCCAAGTCAACATTGTATTTACTACTTTTGCAAGATGAACAAGCATCTAGGAATCCCCTGTCTATATCACAAGGATTGGTTGAATTTCTTCTGCTTCCATTGTATTCTTCCATGTTGTAAACATTTTCTGAATAAGGAAATTCAGTTCTAATTTTACCAAATACTAATTCTTCCACAAAAGGATGCCTTGTTGGAATAATTACGTCAAACAAAGCATCGTCTTCTTCTATGAGTCTAACATTCCAATTCTTTAAAGGGAAATTTTGATCTCTATCATCTCTTAGATCCGAAAGGGGCAACGTTCTTATGTACTCTTCTATTGTTTGCTGCGTAGGGTTTGGGACTTCGACTACTTCGTATATGACTCTAATCGAATCTCCTTCTTCTAGAATTATTGGACTTACTGAAAGTTCGCTTCCAACCCAAGTCATTATTGTTTTTCCACCTACCTCAGATAAATTTACATAATCTGTGGGTCCACTTAATTCTGTCCATTCTAAGTCTTCAACTCCTCTGTAAAATAATTCAAAGTTCAATGGATCTACTGGTAGAATGGCGTTTTTAGAAAGGGTGAAATCAAGATCTTCTTCGTCCTCTACATCAAAAGCTTCTTGAAAAGTATATGGAGAAACAACTTGCCACATCTCAGTAAATTTAGACAATGCAATGCCCGCTGCTGATAATGCTGATGTTAACCCTGGCAAAGTTCCTTTTTGTTTGAATAAAGGAACTGCATTTTTAATTTGCCTTCTCCACAACGTGGGGTCATTGGTTCTTAGTTTAAGGTTGAATGTATTACCCAATAATTGCAATATTGATTCATGCGTTGCATTTGCATCAATTATATCAACTATTTGATTTGTCAAATCTTCTAGTACAGTAAATCCATCTGCTACAGAATGGTTTAATCTATCAATTACATACTTAGTAACGTCATTGTTGGAAATTCCAACCTTATACATTTCTGGAGTGTATCTATCTAAAAGCGTGCTGTACTTGTCTGGGTTGGTGAAGTGAGTTGGTATTGAAGTTGTTAGTTGGGTGGAGCCTCCCAATCTAAAGAACTGATGAGCACTGAATTTGTCCCCAGCCGGTAAGGGAGTCCAAGTCCAACATATAAAATAATCCCCCTCCCGCATGCCTAGGGGGTCCCACTCTAGTTCAAAGTGACCGTACTGAGTGTTGCCATTGCTGTCTAAGACAATATGATTTAGTATTGCATTATCTTGATCAGTGGACAACCAAGCCGGATATGTATCGCCGTTTCCAAANGCACCTACGGATACTGCGTCCTTATATCTGATAATTTCTTTTTTTGAATTTAAATCAAATTCATTTTTAATTCTTTGTAAGGTTGCTATATTTTCTTCTGTAGGACTATCACATGCGGTTGATTTTGCAGCCTCTAATTGCTGTTGCAGCGTCAAATCAGGCAAAGAAATTTCTGTCTCTCCTATGTTTTCCCCTGTGAAGTCTCTTTCTATGTAAAATATCTTTACATCATCTACTTTAAAAGGGTCTGCTTCAAAGCACTCTGGCTGATTTGGACTTTCGGAGTCTAATTCTATACCACTTATGACTTCGTTAGGAGTCAATATGTCGAATATTATTGTATCCGCTATAGTAGGATTTTCTGTTATTCTTTTAATGCCCAATTTGGCTCCTATTCGTAAACGTATAAAACGTTTACTTGATCAGGTCTTATTATTTGATAAAAACTTGCGGTAACCATGCTTCCCGAATTGTCAGGATCATCCGTTGTAAAGGAAATACTTATATCACTTATTTCTTTGAATGACGATAAATACTTAATCAATTCAGTATCTTTTAAAGATTTTCCATAATCCCAGTTATTTATAGAGAAGAATTCATTTATTTTATTGTCAATATTTACACTAAACTCTTGCTCAAACTTTTTGTAAAAACTATCCATAGTAATGTCAACAACTACATCTACGTAAGTAACTTCTCCGTCTCTTACGCAAACAAAATCTGTCAACATTTTTTTATCGTTTAACTCATTATTTAGTCCTACTTTTAATTCATTACCAGCCTCGACAAGTCCATCTTCCCCATTTTTTGCTAAAACATACAGATCTATTATGTTTGCAGCACATCCATGATTTCTTAAAACCGCTGTTGATTTTCCAATTTGCCCATGGTAAGGAGTCGAAAATTGATCTGCCAATATCTTGTAATCATTTCCCGAAACTGCTCTGTTTTGTGTGGATATCCAAACAGGAAGTTTTCTTCTAATATCTTCTATTGTGTCTCCGTTATATCCAAATTCTCCTTTGGTGTAATTTCTGTAAGTTATAGGGACGTTGAATCCCAATCCTGCCACTATTACTTGTTTTTGTTTTTCCACAAAGTTTGTAACAATATTTCCAATACTCCCGCCTCCAACTCTGTATGTGACAGATATAGAAGAACCGTTGGAAGGAATGAGTCCCGCTCTATTATTCCCAAAAATTATAAAACCCTGATAAGCAGAGTTGAACTCTACTCTATACTCTCTTCTTGGATTAGAATCTGTAAAGTAGTCAACCCTTTCCCATGTAAATCCATCAACTTGCACCACTATGGAATCATATATTACAGGAAATCTTGACAACTCTACTGCTTGTCCTATTTCGCCCGTTCCGACGAACGTGTTTGTGGATGTTCTACCTTCTAATCCTATTATATTTTGGTTTAACGTACTACCGGACGGAATTATAATGTCTTCACCGAATTTAGGTAAATTGTTTGAATCTGCGGCAAACAGTTCTATTGTTATACTCTGACCATCAGAAACTAAATCAATGTTAACAGGAGTTTCTATTGAAATGTCTGTTGTGATTGGGTTGTTTGTTTCTACACTCCACAGCGATCTAGAGGCTATTGGGGGTTGTGGTTTAAATCCAACTAATCTAGATAGCCTAAAAGCGTTTTCAATTTCGTTGACGGTGTCTATAAACAATTCATTTGTTATTTGATCCATCTTGAAAGATAAAGTATCTGCTAAGAACGCCCAATTTTCAATTAACATGATTGCCAAATCAGATTCAACAAAATCATTAAATGCTTCGGGGATCTGTGATCCGTCCTCTCCAAATCTTTCATTTATGAAATTAACCAATCTGGTTTTCATAGAATAAAAATCTTGATTAGTATAATTTAAATTAGATACAGGAGAACTTTTTGACAAACCTGATTGATCATATGGATTTACTTGAATAGGGCAATTGTTAGACATTTTATTCTCCTGTCACTCCTGCTAGTGGTACTTCTAATTTTAACTCTTGGACTTCTGATATGTTTTCTGGATCAAAAAATAATATTCTTACAATCATTATATGACCTATATCTTCAAGCGAATCATCCTCATGAAGAGATTCTTGATCTGCTTGAGTTGATACATCAATCTGTTCTATAGTTATTCTTGGCTCCCAAGTTCTTATGGAATTAATTATCATGTCTCTCACTTGTTCGCTAGATGTAGCGTCATTCGGCTCAAATATAATTTCTCTAAGAGGAGTTCCAAAACCAGGAAGCATCACCCTCTCCCCAGGGTTTGTTAAAAGCAATTGTAATAAATCTGCTTTAATTTGATCAACTCCTCTTTGGGTAGCAAGCAGTCCTCTCGCTGTACTAACTATTGGGTACGGTGCTCCTAAAAATTTATTTGTCATATTATTCCTATGTTATATTATGCGCCTGATCCATGTGCTGCCTGTGCCGAACTACAAGAAGGAATTGGTGGACATTTGTGGAATGGCATCATTTGGAATATAGAAAGACAAGGTGCGTCGGCAGATGCAGAGGCGAAAACTCTATCACTTGCTCTAACAACCCCTCCTGCTAATACCAAAACAGGCCACAAACAAAGGTTACATCCTCCTTTATCATCAGCGCACAGCGGCGGCAAATCTAGACCGGCACCAAGAATTATTACTTTATTCGCACAGAAAAAGTGAAAATCAGCAGCATTCATGTAAAGGTTTTCAGTCATTTCTATATAGTTGTCTGATACCATAACAATTTTATTTGATGGATTATCTTCTACATCTCCTACGACTGTTATATGATTGTCATAAGTGGAGCACACATAATCTCCGCCTACTCTTAGAAAAACTAATCCAGGGCCAGATGGTTTTTCTTGGAAGTGTAGTATATGAGGACCACGTTCATTGTTGTCTTTCTGCGGGCAATATATCCTAACATACTGTTTTACGGTATCTTCTTGACTGTCATCATCTGCCATCACCATTTCCAAACCGTAACCAGTTCTAATTCTGACGAAGGCTTTTTTTGCACGATTGATAGGTGTTCCGCCTTCTTTTCTGGCCGGTCCACATTGTTCATTGTCTTCATCAATCATCATAATATGATGGCGACTAGTGCTTTCTAATGTTATACCACGTTTTTCTCCTGCTATATTTGGAGGACATCCAGAATCCCCTTTTATTCCTTCTGTATGGTCGTTAAGTTCTATTCTGTTTCCATTTGCGCTTAATAATTTTATGTAATTTTCTTCGCCTCTTATGTTTGTTTCTTCCTCTTTATCTGACATCTCGATACGGTGTCCAGTCGCAGACACCCAAAACGTCTTTCCAACATATTTGTCATTACATCCAAAATCAAATCCTTCCGTACTCCTTTTCCACTCTGGAACTCCGCTCGGCTCTTCGACAGAATCATCCATTACGAAACTATGACCAGATATTGATAAAAATTGCACTCCTGTTTGTGGCAATTCGCATCTGTTGTTTTGTGGGGTTTGTGGTCCTTTATACGGCCTGCATTCACTCTCGTGTTTGAAATATGGGTTACTTCCTGTGTTTGACTTGTTGTCAGAAGTACTTGGGTGCCCGCCAAGAATTGAACTATTACTTGTATCGCCCTCGCATTCCGTAAGTTCTACTGGAGACCCAAATTCATCTTCACACTCATGTTCTGAACCGCTTACTCCACAATTAGGATGCGCCCATGTGCCACAATCATGCAAATGATCATCTTTCATAATCATCCAGTTGCCACAACCCGATAATAATTCCACTCTTTTCCATCTGTGGTTGCACTTGTAGTCTCCATCCACAAGCTTCATCATATGTTTTTGAGGAGTCTTAAATCCATATATGTTGGGGTAAGTTATTTTTCTTTGAGCTTCTGGGTCCTCATTGAAGTCAACAATTGAGTCTATATCAAAACCATTGTAACTTTCTGTGTTCCATTGGGGAAATACTTGAGACCCATCGTTTGCTCCAGCTAGATATCCGTCTCTTTTTCCTTGGTGTATTTTAAAGTATTCATCAATGTTGAATTTAAATTTTTCTTGTCCCGCAGGACCTCTGTCTCTATGCCACGTTGTGCCCATATAATATGGCGTTTGTCTTGCTCCATTTTCAAATATGATACAAAGAGTTGAACCGGCAGGCGGAACCCAATTTAATCCACAATCATCAAAGCCTCCCATGCTAGATATAGGAT